GGTGAAGCATGGTTGAATGATAAAATTAGTATAGCAATTAGCTGAGCTATTTTATTTGAATGAGAGCCAGTTAATAAATCACTTCATGGCTTAGAAGAAGAAATTGTATTTATGCAATATACAGGATTAAAAGATAAGAACTGAGTTGAAATACATGAAGGTGATGTATTACAAAGATATAAAAAACATTGAAGTCCTTATATGAAAACAACAATTGTAGATGATATAAGATGGACATTTACTCAATGTAGATATAATGATGAATCTAGTATTATCGGTAATATATATGAATCACCAGAACTAATTAAATAACTTGACAAATACCTTTATAACTATTAATATTAAAGGTAACTAATAATAAAATAAACTATGATAGAATCAAAGAGGTCAGATAAAAAAAGAAACTTAGATAAAGTAGCTGCTAGCTTAGTTAAAAACCCATTACAAACAGAAAGAGAAATAGCTAAAGATGTTTGAATAAGTAATTGAACAGCTCATAGTGCTAAAAAAGAAGTTGAGCAAACTTGAGCAAAAGATGATAGAGTAATTAATCTTACTGATAAAGACTTTGAATTAATGGAACTTATACAAAAAAGAAAGTTTGATAGAATGGAAGATAAAGAAGCTCCAGTTAATGATGCAGATGTAGATAAGTGGGATAAAACGGCACAAGCAAGATATACAATATTCAGATGAGAGATAACAGATAATAAATGAGGTTTAAAAGATACAACAGCTTTAGATAGTTTAAATGAGTTACTTAAATAAGAGTTAAAAGATTAACAACACTATATAAAAGAGAGTAAAATAAAAAAAGCTCTCTTTTTGTGTATTTAAACAAGAGAACTCATGATTTGTAAATATTTTGAAATGGACTAAAAGTCTATTTGACTAGACAAATAAAAAAGATACAATAGTAATGAATGGTTACTTGTGTATCTAATAAATGAATTATATGAATAATAAATGAAAAAGCAATACTATTTTAAAACAGATAGAATTGCTAAAAAAAATCCCTATAAGTTATGAAAGGAATATATTAATTGCAGAACTTAATAAAAAACTAGAAGATACTAATACAAATTACTTTAAATTTAATTATGTTAAACATCATATGAATATAGATATTTATGAAATAATCTGAAAAGACCTATATTGACACTTCAAAAGATTGTTAGACACTATGAATGAAAACAATGTATGTGATCTGGATAGTTTAGATATTCAAAGAGCCGCTAAATTTAATGTAAAGAAAAGTTTAATATCTTTTGGATTAATTAAGGATATTAAAAAGAAATGAAATGTAAATAAAAAGCTATATATAAATCCTCTATTTTGATTAAGAAATAGAATTACAGTTGATAATGAACTAAAAGAAGAATTTAGAGAAGTTAATAAAAGAATATTTGATATAACATTATAAAAATGCTTAGAATTGAAGATACAAAATTTAAAGAAGCTATAAAACAACTAGAAGCAATGAATTGAACTACTAGAGTAGAATATTTCAAGCAATGATGAGCTGAAAGATTCTTATTATGGTGGTTTTTGTATTTCCGTGAAGATTTTATAGTATTACTAGCTACTTTTCATTATGATTGGATAGAAGCATTATTTTCAGGTAAGAATGTAATGTTAGAATGATTTAGATGAAGTATTAAGACAACAACAGTATTAGCTGCTACAACATTTAAAATAGCTAATTGATTTACTAAGTTTGTAGTTTGGCAATCTTACGAAGATACTGCTTCAAGTAATAATACAACGAATATTGCTAGAATGTTAATGAATAAAAGATTAGAAGCTGATTATGGTAAACTATTTCAATTAACATGATGAAAAAAAGAGGACTTAGAAAAGAAATCTGTAAGTAATTTTGATACTACAAATGGTGTTAAAGTTAGAGCTGCTTCATTATGACAAAAGTTAAGATGAGCCGTTTCTAAGACTGATAGACCTGATTTACTTATTGTAGATGATATTGATGTTTCAGATAGTGTAAGGAATAAAGATGTTATAGATAAAAACTATGAGAAGATCACATGAGAAACATTCTGAGCAATGACAAAGACTTGAGAAGCTAGAATCTACTTTTTAGGTAATACTATTAATCAAGACTGAATTGTCCCTAGATTTAGAAAAGAAAAGAAAGGTACAAAGAATTGGATAGTATTTCATCAACCTTTAATTATAGATAATGAGGTTCAATGGGATTTTTTCACAGAAGATACCTTAGAAAAGATTAAAGAAGATGAATGACCAGTAGCATTTAATCAAAACTACTTATTAATCCCTATTGATTCATATTGAGAATGACATATTAAAAGAGAGCATCTTAGATATTATGATTTCTTAAACATAGATGACTTTGATAATGTATTTATGCACGCAGATACAACTCATACAGCTAAAGCAACAAGTGATTACTTCTGTAGTATGGTTATTTGAGAGAATAAGAGAGATAAGAACTATTATGTAATAGACTTCATCTTAGAAAAAATGGATGTAGAAACTCAATCTAAAGCATATATAAACCAGTATTTAAAGTATCATCAAAGAGTTAAGAAGATGACTTATGACGAGAAAGCTAATCAAGGGTTTTGATTTTGGGTTAAGAAGTTAGCTAAAGAAGAATATAAAATTAGTCTTCCATTAGTAGAACTTGCTTATCCTAAAGACAAAGTAACACATTTTGAGCCACATATTCCTCATTTTATAGCTAATAGAATATATTTACCTAGTAAACATAAAGACTTAACAGAAGCTGAAACTCAATTACTTGCTTTTCCTACTAAATGAGTCCATGATGACTTTGTAGACTGATTGAGTTGAGTATTAGATAATTATGCAGTAATTAAAAGAGATAAAAAAGGTTGAGTATGAAAATCAAATACTTCTAGGTTTAGATAAGATTGATTTATTATAAAAAACAAATATAATAGTGATATAAATATTTGCATCTCCGACAGCAAGTGTTTATCACTTATTTAAAAACTATTAGATGTCGGAGTCTAGTAGTTTTTTGCTATATAAAATTATGATAGAAATTTGGAAAGATATTAAATGATATGAATGATTATATCAAATAAGTATGAGTGAATGGAATATAAGAAGCTTAAGAACTGGATATATAATGAGTCCTTATAAATCTAAAACAGGACATTCTTATATATGATTATTAAAAGACTGAAAAAATAAGACATTAAGTATTTCAAGAATAGTAGGTATAACTTGTATGGGATTAAATATTAATGATAGGAAAACTTATGTTTGTCATAAATCAGAAGAATTAATTGATTGATTGTTAGATAATAATATAAATAACTTATTTTTATGAACAGCTAAAGATAATTCACAAGATATGATTAAAAAATGAAGAGACTTAAAAGCAAAAAATAGATGAAAAAATAATATACTTAGTATTAAAGTAAATCAGTATAGTTTAGATTGAAAGTTTATTAAACATTGGGATTCTATGAGCGATATATATAGAGAATTATGATTTAACCAAACTTCAATATCTCAATGCTGTTCATGATTAAGTCATACTGCTTACAAGTTTTTATGGAGAAAGGTAAAAGATACCGTTAATGTTTGACAAGACTTAGTAATTGTTTAATATAAAGCTATTAATATTAATAAAAACCTTATGGATATAAGAAGTATCATCTCTGAAGTAGATGAAAAGAAATTAAGAGAGAAGATGTCGCTTGAATATTCAGCAGCAGATAACTATACTAAAGACTGGAAAAATTCAGTATCTGATGTTGTACAAGATTATCTTATTCCTAAACCTAAACAAGATAAAGTTAAAGTTAAGAATATATTAAATCTTATGAAGATGAAAAGAAGTATCTTCAAAACAGATGATGAAACAATTACTGTTGTACCTATGAATTGAAAATTAGGACAAGAGGTAGCTGATAACTTTAATAAGGTCGCTAAGGCTAATTATAAGTCAATGGCATTAAGAATTAAGAAAGGTAAAGCACAAGATGATGATACATTAAAAGGTATTGGTTGTTTGGCTGTAGATGGTTGGAATGATTATATACAAGAACCTATAACTAGTTATATTGATTCAAGATTAACTTTCCCTGATCCAAGTAACGATGAATGAAATGAGATGAGATTCTTTGGTACATTATTGAAGAAAACTATCTATGAATTAGAATCAGATAATGCGTATGATGCAAAAAGAGTTAATGAAGTTAGAGCTGAAAGGAATGAAGAACTAGAAAAAGTAGCTAGAGATAATGGGAATCAAGAGTGAGATGTTGGGGATGATTTAGTTAGTATATATAATCATATAACTATCTTTAAATCAGAAGAATCTAAAGAATATATGAAAGTATTGACTACTTGGGATGCTTGAAGAACTAAATTACTTAGATATGTTGAAATGAAACCTTTAAATGAAAATGAAAAGGCTGATCCAAGTAAAATTACACTTTGAGTTACATTATTTAGAGGTATTCCAATTCCAGGACAATATAATGG